ATGTCGAAGGTGGCCGGGGCGGTTGCCGGATTGGTTGCCGAGAGGGAGAGCGGGAAGGCTGGCCGGAAGGGGGGCGCGTTCAAGCTGTTCAAGGACTATGCCGAGGACTACGAGACCGTGGCCTACATCACCCTGCGCCACATCGTCGGCTCCCTTTCTTCGGATGACGTGAACTTCTCCTCCCTCTCGCTCGCCATCGGAACCGCCGTGGCCGAGGAACTGATCTACCGGGAGGTGCGCGAAGCTGACCGCAAGCTCTACAAGAAGCTGATGGAGGAGGCTGACGAGCGCACCGCCGTCCACGTCAAGCGCAAGGTGGTGAAGAAGCTGATGGCGCATCGGGGCTACGACTTGGAGGTGCCCTACTCAAAGGCCGAACTCGCGGTCACCGGAGCAACCCTCATTGAACTGGTCATCACCGCCACCGGCATCGTGGAAAAGCAGACGATCTTCACCGGCAAGAACAAGAGCCGGGTGGTGCTGGCCCCGACCGAGGAGACCCGCAAGTTCATCCATGACCGCTCCATCTCCGAGGGTCTGCTGCGCCCGCTCTACGAACCGATGATCGCGCCGCCCGGCGAGTGGACCACGCCCTTCGACGGCGGCTACTACAGCCAGAACGTCCGGCCCATCCGGTTGGTGAAGACGCGGGCCAAGGGATACCTGCAATCGCTGTCGTCGATGGAGATGGAGGAGGTCTACCAAGCCATCAACAACGCTCAGAACACCGCATGGACCGTCAACCCGTTCATCCTGACCATGCTGGAAATGGCATGGGAGAAGGACTTCAGCTTCGGCGGCATCCCCTCTCGGGAACACATCCCGGCTCCTCCCAAGCCGCACGACATCGAGACCAACGAGGAGGCCCGGAAGGAATGGCGGCGGGCTGCCCATAACGTGTTCCTTGAGAACCGGGAGATGGACGGCAAGCGCATCGCCTTCCTCTCGGCCCTCAACACGGCCACCCGCTACAGCCTCTTTCCAGCCATCTACATGCCCTATCAGATGGACTTCCGGGGGCGCATCTACGCTGTCCCGCAACTCAACCCCCAAGGTCCCGACTACATGAAGGCCCTGCTGATGTTCGCTGAGGGCAAACCCCTTGACGAGGAGAGCGCCCCCTTCCTCGCCATCCACCTCGCCAACTGCGGCGCGTTCAGCAAGATCGACAAGGCCCCGCTCGAAGACCGGGTGGCATGGGTCTACGACAATGAGGAGGCTATCCTGGCTTGCGCCGACAATCCCATTGACAACCGCTGGTGGACCGAAGCGGATAGCCCTTACTGCTTCCTGGCGGCTGCCAAGGAGTGGGCCGGCTGGGTCCGCGAGGGGGAGGGTTTCATCTCCCACATCCCGGTCGCTCTGGACGGCAGTTGTTCCGGCATTCAACACTTCAGCATGGCGCTGGCCGACGAGGTGGGCGGCGCTGCCGTTAACCTAGTCCCCTCCGACAAGCCGGCAGACATCTACACGCTGGTTCTGAACCGCGTGACGGAACAAGCACGTCTTGATAGTCTCACATTTGGGACTGAGGAGGGGGAACTGGCCCGCACATGGCTCCGTTCGGGTCTGATGGACAGGTCCCTCTGCAAGCGCCCGACCATGACCTACGGCTACGGCTCCTCCCAGTTCGGCTTCCGAGACCAGATTGAGACGGACACCCTGCGGCCCACGCTGAAGGCGCACAAGAAGGGGGAAGCCCCATGGTTCTTCGAGGACAACGGCTTCAAGGCCAGCCTCTACATGGCCCGGCTGGTGCAGCAGGCGGTGGAAGGAACGGTGGTGAAGGCAGCCGAGGCGATGGCGTGGCTGAAGGCCGTGGCAAAGGTGGTCACTAGCGAGGGCCTGCCGGTGCGCTGGACGACGCCCGATGGGTTCCCTGTGGTGCAACACTATCGGGAGCTTCGGTCGCAGAAGGTGGACACCGTGATCTTCGGCAGCCGGGTGCGCCTGAACGTGAACCAAGAGTCGCCCCAAGTGTCGAAGCGCCAGCAGGCTTCGGGTCTGAGCCCGAACTTCGTCCACTCGCTCGACGCCACCCACCTCCGCATCGTGGTGAACCGCGCCGCTGCTGAGGACATCAAGAGCTTCGCGCTGGTTCACGACAGCTTCGGGACCCACGCCGCCGACACAGGCAGGTTCTTCGCCATCCTGCGAGAGGCGATGGTGGACATGTATTCCCGCACCGATGTCATCGGGGACTTCGCCGCCGAGATTGCCTCGCAGTTGTCCGAGGAGAACCGAGAGAACCTTCCCGAGGCCCCCGCTAAGGGGACCCTGAACATCGCAGCCGTGGTGGATTGCGATTTTGCTTTTGCCTGAATGGTCCCACATCTGGGACCACATCATTCTCCCCACCTTATGCACGACAGAACCGGAGACCCCGATGTCCACGACCCGACGCCCCCACCGCTCCTACCACGAGATGCCCACCGACCTGCTGGCCGCGCTGGCCGGCCTCTACGAGGACGCGAAATGTCCCATGCCGGTGGACCTGAAGATGGAACTGCCCTTCCGGGGCATCCCGGTCCCGGCAACTGCCTGACACCCACGAACAAAGGAACAATCGCATGGCAACTGATCGCCGCATTGTGAAGATGAACACGCCGCTCGCCACCTTCAAATGGCCGAAGCTGACCGAGCCCGACTACGGCACCAAGGACTACCCGAAGCCGGAAGGCGAATACTCGGTGAAGGCGGTCTTCGATGAGAATGACCCGAAGTTCACCGCCTTCCGCGCCAAGCTGGAAGCCTACCTGAAGCCGGTGATCGAGATGGGCGAGGCCGAGTTCGCCAAGCTGAAGAAGCCGCAGCGGGACAAGCTGGGCAGCATCAGCGTGAACGACATCTTCACGCCGATCTACGACGAAGACGACGAGCCCACCGGCCAGGTCGAAATGAAGCTGACCATGAAGGCCAGCGGCGTGGTCAAGAAAGGGCCTCGCGAGGGCAAGAAGTGGACGCGCAAGCCTGACCTGTTCGACGCGCTGGGTCGCAAGATCAAAGGCAAGATCGAGGTCTGGGGCGGCACCGAAGGCATCCTCGCCTTCAGCTTCACCGAGGATGGCTACTTCATCCCGGCAACCGGGGCGGTCGGTATCAAGCTGCAACTGGAAGCTGCCCAGATCGTGACCCTTCGGCAGGGCGGCGAGCGTGACGCGGGGGCCTATGGCTTCGGCGCGCAGGACGGCGGCTTTGATGCCAGCCAATACGAGGCCCCGAAGGCCGGTGAAGGCGAGGACGAAGGCGACGACGAGTTCGCGGGCGGTGAGGAAGATCATCTCCCCGGCGGCGACCCGGACGGCAGCGCCGACTTCTGATCGACCGACCGTTCATTGCCACCACCTGATGCCCTGCCTCCTGCCCGGAGGTGGGGCTTCTTTCATTTAGGACCCCACGATGAAAGTCCTCGTCGCCTGCGAATACAGCGGGCGCGTGAGGGATGCCTTTCTGGCCCGAGGCCATGACGCGATGTCGTGCGACCTCCTGCCCACCGATGTTCCCGGCCCCCACTATCAAGGGGATGTCCGGGACATTCTGCATGATGGCTGGGACCTTCTGATTGCCCACCCGCCCTGCACCTACCTGACGGTGGCGGGTCTCCACTGGAACAAGAGAGACCCCGCCCGCGCCGCCCTGACCGAGGAGGCGCTACTGTTCGTCCGCCTTCTCATGGATGCGCCCATCAAGCGCATCGCGGTGGAGAACCCTGTCAGTTGCATCTCCTCTCGCATCCGCCGTCCCGACCAGATCATCCAGCCCCATGACTTCGGTGCTGATGCCTCCAAGAAAACCTGCCTCTGGCTGAAGAACCTGCCCCCCCCTCAGGGCAACCGGCAGGGTCCCCGGAAGGTGGGTGACCCACAAAGGAAAGCTGGTCGAACGCTGGGCCAACCAGACGGACTCCGGGCAGAACAACCTCCCGCCCTCCGAAGACCGCTGGAAGCTCCGCTCCGAAACCTATCCCGGTATTGCCGACGCGATGGGCGACCAATGGGGGAACCTGTAAATGGCCCCTAAACCATTCCCCAGAAAGAAACCCCTGAGCGTCCGCGACCGCGCCATTGCGAACGGTTACCGCTCGGGGTCTGAAGATCGCATCGCCACCAGCCTCCGCGCCCGTGGCTGCACCGACTTCACCTACGAACAGCACGTCCTGCGCTACCTCATCCCCGAGAGGGTGGCCCGCTACACGCCCGACTATGTGCTACCCAACGGCATCGTTGTTGAGTGCAAGGGACTCTGGGACAGCGACGACCGGAAGAAGATCGCGCTGGTTCGCGAGCAATTCCCGGACCTCGACCTCCGCATCGTCTTCGACCGCTCGAAGGCCACCATCAACAAAACCTCCAAGACCACCTACGCGATGATCTGCGACAAACTCGGCATCCCCTATGCCGACAAGGATGTCCCAACCGCGTGGCTGAACGAGCCCCCGAACGCTCGGTCTCTGGAAATCCTCAAGGACCTCAAGAAATGACCCGACCCACTCAGCCCATGGCGGCAGCCGGGGTGCAGTATGTCGTGGCGCGGGGTGATACCGCCTGGGCCATCGCCCACCGGCACGGCCTGACGCTCGATCACCTGGCTGCCCTGAACCCCGCAGCCGACCTGTCCCGCATCAAAGTGGGCCAGAAGTTGTCCGTGAAGGGCGGCACCCAACCGGAAGCGCCATCCACGCCCAGCGCCTCGCTGCACATCGGCCCGCCCCCGGCGACTGTCTCCAACGTGAAGTTCAAGGCCCGCGCCGCGACGACCGGCATCACCGTTCATTGCTCTGCCACCAAGCCGTCGCAGAATTGGACCGCCGCCGACATCGACCGGATGCACCGCAGCCCGGCCACCGGCTACATCTGCATTGGCTACCACTTCGTCATCCGCCGTGATGGCACCGTTGAACAGGGCCGCCCCATCCATGTGGTTGGTGCCCATGCCCGCGACGGTGGCCGGAACAGCACCCATGTTAGTGTCTGCCTCGTCGGTGGCGTCAGCGAGAAGCCGCAGGCTCATGTGCCCGGCAACCCGTGGAACGGCAGCGATGCCGAGTGCAACTTCACGGCTGCCCAGTTCGCGGCCCTGAAGGAACTGCGGGCCCACATCAACAAGCAGTATGGCAAGGCGCTGCCGGTCGAAGGTCACCGCGACATCCCCGGCGTCCGCAAGGCTTGCCCGTCATTCCAAGTCGGCCACTGGCTGAAGACCGGGGAGGCCAAGCTGTGACCAACTGCTTCGCCCTGATCGCCCCGCCCTTCGGGGCTTGCCCTTGGGTCACCCACTGGTCCCCCACCGGGTCGGCCTTCATCTGCAACCCACCCGTGACCGATACCGACGAGGACTATGCCTGCCTCGTGGATGACCTCAATAAGGCCGCTGAAGCGTTCGCAGCCGATGGCTGGGAGGTCACGGTGGATGACCCGGAATACACCATTGAGGAGAACCGGGAGCTTCCCTTTATCACCTGCCGGAAGGGCAAGTTCAATCTGATCGTCTTCGCTTCCGAGGTGGGCTTCACGGCTTTCTGCAAGGCGACCGAAGTGGCCCGTCGCCTGAACCTGACCAGCAAGTCCGACCGGGTGGCGCTGTTCCAAGCCGTCTGCTGGGGCCGTCTCTGATGGATGACTATGAGCGAGGGGAATGGGCGACCCTCTCCCGCATCATGGACCACCTCAACACGTTCGATGATCGCGAAATACCTAAGAAGGCCCTCTATCGGGACCTGATGGAGATGCGCCCAAAGGGCGACCCTAGAAAGCAGCGCGGCTGATTTTCCCCACCTTACGCACAACCCAAACGGCCCCTGAGTTTCACCGCTCGGGGGCCTTTCCTTTGCCCGCTCGTGGGCACCGCAACGTATCGCGAAAGGACCGCCCCTCATGGCGAAAACCCAACTGGACCACCTGAAGGCCCACCTCCGTTCGGGCCGTTCCATCTCCGCTCTGGAAGCCCTCGGGCTCTATGGGGCGTTCCGCCTCGCCGCCCGCATCAAGGAACTTCGGGACCGGGGCTGGGCCATCGACACCGAGATGAAAGAGGACCCGAACGGGAAACCGTATGCGTCCTACAAGCTGTCCCCGAAGAACGACCACGGCCTGCCTGACTTCGCTCAGCCCGACAGCCACAAGAAGGACTGACCCCCATGGGAAACACCGCCAATGTGCAGCTTCGCCTGAAGCACGTCAGCCAAACCATCGTCATGCCTCTGCTGGAAGAAACCGAGGACACCGACGCCCAGGTTGCCGCCGACCTGCTGGTCGCAGGTGTTCTCGCCGCCGTAGCGGCTGGGTTCGAAGTAACCTCCATTCTCGGCATCATCGCTGACGTGACGCCTCGTGCGGAACGGCTGGTCGAACAGCATCTGGGTGCCTGACACCATGCTTGCCCTCTCCTTCTACGCCCTCGGCGTGGTCGTCTTCACGGCCCTGTTTTGCTGGCAGTGTCGCCGGTTCATTCCCGGAACACTGCGCACGGAGCGCGCCGTGGCATTCATCTTCCTCTGGCCCGTGGCGGTCCCGGTCGTTCTCGTCTGGGTCATCCTCGAACTGGCCGATAGCTGACCTCCCCCAAGGAACACCCCCATGAAAGAACTTGCAGCCGTTCTGGCTCTGCTGACCTCGATCACCGCTGTCCTCGCCTTCGCCTATGGCTGGGCCTGGAACATCATCACGCTGTCCGGTCTCGACACCTTCGGTGGCGAGGCGGTCGTCCGTGTCGTCGGCATCTTCATCCCTCTCGTTGGTGCCGTCGCCGGCTACTTCTGACGCCTGACCTCCGCCCGCGCCTTCATGCCCCTGCCACCTCGGCGGGGGCTTTTTCGTTACCAAGGACACCGCAATGAGCGACCACGACGACAGCGAGTTTGTGGGACGGGAGCCTTGCCCCAAGTGTGGAAGCGAAGACAACCTGGCCCGATACTCGGACGGCCATGCGTATTGCTTCGGCGCAACCTGCGACCACTACGAACCGCCTTCCGACCGCGACACCGAGCGCCCGGCGGCGGCCCGGACGAAGACCCGAACCGATCTGGTGCAGGGGTCTTACGGCCCTCTCCGCGCCCGCAAGCTGAGCGAGGAGACCACCAAGAGATACCGCTACATGACGGGCACCTTCAGGGGACAGCCCTGTCACCTCGCCGGCTATACCGACAGGTCCGGGGTGGTGGTGGCCCAGAAGATTCGCTTTGCTGACAAGGACGAAGGGATGCCGTGGGTGGGGGACAAGAAGGATGTCACCCTGTTTGGCTCCCATCTGTTCGGCAAAGGCAAGCGCATCGTCATCACTGAAGGCGAACTGGACGCCATGGCCGTGGCACAAGCGCAGGGCAACAAGTGGCCCGCCGTCTCCCTCATCAACGGCGCGAAGGGTGCCCGCAAGGACATAGCCAACAACCTCGAATATCTCGCCAACTTCGATGAGGTGGTGCTGATGTTCGACATGGACGAGCATGGCCGCGCCGCCGTGGAGGAGGCCGCCGAGGTCCTGTCTGGTCGCCGGGTGCTGGTCGCCACTCTCCCCCTCAAGGACGCCTCCGAGTGCCACGTTGCGGGACAGACCGAGGCCATCGTTCAGGCTATCTGGAACGCGAAACCCTACGCGCCCCCTTCGGTGATGTTCGGGGAAGAAATCTGGCAGCGCATGAAAAGCCGCCCGCCCGTGGTCTCCATCCCGTATCCCGACTGGCTGCCTGCCTTCAACAAGAAGGTCCTCGGCATCCGGCTGGGGGAACTGGACACCTGGACCAGCGGAAGTGGCATGGGGAAGACCACCCTCATCAAGCAGCTTCAGCACCACATCTGGGCGACCACCGACCACAACCAAGCCATCATCCACCTTGAGGAGCCGCTGGAAAACACAGCGGAAAGTCTCCTCGGAGTTCACCTGAAGAAGCGCCTGACGCTGCCTGAGGTGGCCGCGACGGTGGACGAAGCGACGATGCGCGGGGCCTTCGAGGAGTTGTTCCTGTCGCAGGACCAGCACGGGAACCATCGCATCTACCTGCATGATGCCTTCGGCTCGATGGGGTCTGATGAGAACCTGATGAACCGCATCAGGTATTACGCCCACGCCCACAACTGCAAAGTCGTGTGGCTGGACCACCTCTCCATTCTGGTATCCGGCATGGGGGAGGAAGGCGACGAGCGGCGGCGCATCGACGCGCTGATGCACAACCTCAAGACCCTGACCGTGGAACTGGGCATCTACATCGGCCTCATCTCGCACCTGAAGAAAGCGGGCGGCGGGACATCGTTTGAGGAGGGGGCCATCCCCTCGCTGGATGATCTTCGCGGCTCGGGTGGCATCAAGCAGTTGTCCGATAGCGTCTATGCGATGAGCCGCAACCAGCAGGCTGAAACCGAGGTGGCTCGGAACACGGCCCAGGTCCACGTCTTGAAGTCCCGATACACAGGCGACACCGGCCCCGCCGACTTCATCCTGTTCGACAAGATGACCGGCACGTTCCTCCCCGGAGAGGACCCCGAGGGGAACAAGCACGGCTTCACCGACACCACTGACGAGTTCGCCGGGAAGGCCCCCGAAAGGGAAACCTCCCAGGACTTCTGAAGGAAATCCAAATGAAAAGCAGAGAGTTGTCCCGCCTGCGGGATGCCGCCGCTCGCCTGAAGCAAAGCCCTTCGGTGACCAGCGCAATTTCCCTTCAGGTGGCCGAGAGGCAGTTCGCCTCGTGGCGCAGGAAGAACCTAAGACTGGTGGTGGACAATGCGTAGGCTCCTTGTCGCCGTTGACCGCCTTATGGCTGAAGCCTTCCCGCCGCACGAGGCCGCCTTCTGGCTGGCCCACCACCTCCGTTCGAGCCGCCACTTCTGGGGTATCTGATGACCCGGAAGCGTTTCGTCTACGACATCGAGACGGACGGCCTTCTCCAAGACCTCACGAAAATCCACTCCCTTGTGATGTGGGACCTCGACGCCGAGGAGCTCCTGTCATTCCGAAATGACGGGCACCCCGACAATCTGAAGCGACTGGAAGAAGGCGTTCGCCTCCTCAACGACGCTGACCTTCGGGTCGGCCATAACATCATCAACTTCGATGAACCGGCCCTTGCCAAGCTGTTCCCGTTCTTCGCCCCGAACGTGCCCGGCAGGGTCCTGGACACCATCATCCTTACGCGCCTCATCTGGGCGAACATCAAGGACAGCGACCTGTTGCGCGTCAAGCGCGGCACCTTGCCGGGCAAGCTCATCGGCTCCCATTCGCTGGAAGCCTGGGGCTACCGGCTCGGTGAATGGAAGGGCGACTACTCGAAGGAGTTCATCGCCCGTCTGCTGGCCGAGGGTTGGGACAAGAAGGACGCCGAGAAGGAAGTCTGGCGGCTCTGGTCCCCGGAGATGCAGGACTACTGCGAACAAGACGTTCGGACCAACCTCGCGATTTACCGGAGGTGCCAGCAGAAAGGGTTCGCGAAGGCCGCCGTCTGGGATGAGATGGACATGGCAATCCTCTGTCAGAAGATAGAGGAGAACGGCTACCCTTTCGATGAAGCCAAGGCCGGTGCCCTCTACGCATCCCTTGCCGGGCAGCGCGCCCAGATCGAAGACGAGCTTCGCCAGACGTTCGGCTTGTGGGTCGAACAGGACGGGGCCGTCAAGACGCCCAAGGCGAGCAACGCCGCGCAGGGCTACTGGGGGAAGGTCGAATGGCTGTTCCCCAGCGGCGAACCTCTGGGACCCGAGGACTTCACCCCGAAGGGGCAGCCTAAGACCAACGCGAAGAAGTCCGGGGCCTATCGCACCTTCGAGGGCTTCCCTTACACGCCCATCAAGATCATCGAGTTCAGCCCCACCTCGCGGCACCACATCGCGAACCGCCTGAAGGCCCTCTACGGCTGGAAGCCTGAGGTGTTCACCCCGAGCGGGGAACCCAAGCTGGACGACGAGGTGGTCAAGGGCCTCGACTACCCTACCGCGCCCTTGCTGCTTCGCTACTTCACCATCGTCAAACGGCTTGGGCAGTTGGCCGAAGGGAAGCAGGCGTGGCTGGCCCTTGTCCGCGATGGCAAAATCCATGGCCGCTATAACACGGTTGGGGCGGTGACCCGGCGGGCGACCCACTCGAACCCCAACATCGGGCAGGTGCCCGGAGCTACCTTCGTCAAGAAAGAGGTGGACGGAATCAAGAAGGCCATCCCGGTTTACGGGGAGGAGGCCGGATGGGGGACCGAGTGCAGGGAACTGTTCGGGGTCCCCTCTGGCTGGTGGCAGGTCGGCACCGATGCTTCGGGCCTAGAGCTTCGCTGTCTAGCGCACTTCATGGGCCGATGGGACGGCGGCGCGTATGGCGATGCCCTCCTGAACGGCGACATCCACACGATGAACCAAGAGGCCGCCGGGCTCCCCACACGGGACATGGCGAAGACGTTCATCTACGGCTTCCTCTACGGGGCCGGTGACGCGAAGATCGGCTCCATCGTGGGTGGCGACAGCGCGCGTGGGAAGCTCTTGCGGGAGACCTTCCTGTCCCAACTGCCCGCCCTCGGGGAATTGGTCAAGGCTGTCAAGCATAAGGCCAAACTCCACAAGCACCTCAGCGCATTGGATGGGGGGCTGCTCCATGTTCGCTCTGACCATGCCGCGCTGAATACGCTCCTGCAATCCGCAGGTGCCCTCATCTGTAAGAAGTGGGGCGTGATGATCGAGCGTGAACTTCTTCGCCGGGGTTACCGGCACGGCTGGGACGGCGACTTCGCCTTCATGGCCTGGGTCCACGACGAATACCAGATCGCCGCCCGAACCAAGGAAATCGCCCATGAAATCGGGGAAGTATCCCTCTGGGCAATCAAGCAGGTTGAGAAGCACTACAGCTTCCGCTGCCCGCTCGACGCTGAATACAAGATCGGCAAGAACTGGGCTGAGTGCCACTAGCCTCTCTGAGGTTGCTGCCAAGATGGTTCGCTCTGCCAAGGCGCGGGCCACGAAGGCGGGGGTGCCCTTCAACATCACCACCGCCGACATCTCAATCCCGCATGAATGTCCCGTCCTCGGCATCCCGCTCATCGTGGGACAGCCGCAGGCGACCGACAATTCGCCCTCACTCGACCGGGTGATGCCTCTCTTGGGGTATGTGCCCGGCAACATCATCGTCATCTCGAACCGGGCCAACCGGCTGAAGAATAACGGCACCGTCGCGGAACTCCGCATGGTGGCCGACTTCTACGAGAGGCTTATCACCACCTCATGGATGAAAGGAAAGCCGGATGGCTAAGGCCAAACGCACCCTCATCATCGACGGCGACATCTGGGCCTATCAAGGCGCGGCTGGTGCCGAGGAGGCGACCAACTGGGGGACCGACGACGACGATGGCTGCATCTGGCGGGTGACCGCCGACGAGACCACCGCCAAGCAGTTCATCGACAACGCCTTCTCTGAACTGATGGACACCCTCGACGCCACTGACATGGTGGTCGCCATCTCCGATACGGTCAACTGGCGGAAGACCGTTCTGCCTACCTACAAGGGGAACCGCTCAGCAACCCGTAGGCCCATCATCCTGCCCCAGATGCGGGAATATCTCCGCACGAAATACGATGCGTGGCAGCGTCCGGGTCTCGAAGGGGACGACCTGTTGGGCATCCTCTCGGGCCTCCATTCGCGGTTCCCCGGAGAGAAGGTAATGGTCACCCTCGACAAGGACATGACCACGCTGCCCGGCCTGCACTACCGCCCGCACCACTCCATCTTGGGGGTCTTCGAGGTTTCCCAAGAGGAGGCCGACAAGTTCCATCTGAGGCAGGGCATCGCGGGTGACCCGACCGATGGATATGGCGGCTGCCCCGGATGGGGCATGAAGTCGGCTGAGGAGTTCCTTGAGGAGCCCTACAAGCTGGTGGCCGAGACCTTCACCCCATCCCGAGGCAAGTTCGCGGGGGTCGAAAAGACCCGGTGGGTTAAGCAGCCCTGCGATGACCTATGGGCCTGTATCCTCTCTCTCTACGAGAAGGAGGGCCTGACCGAGGGCGATGCCATCGTGCAATTCCAAGTCGCCCGTATCCTCCGCACCGGAGATTACGACTTCAAGAAGAAGGAGCCCATCCTGTGGACACCGCAGAGAATGTGACGATCACCCGCGAGGAATACGAAACCTTGAAGCGGGAGACCGCGAAGCTGGCTGCCCTTGAGGCGGGAGGCGTGGACAACTGGGAATGGTATGGCGAAGCCCTCGCAGACTTCTGGGATGACAAGGACGATGGCTAACCGACCTGATTGCCTGGCCTGCCGTTGGTATCGAGCCGACCCCCTCTCGCGCCCCTGTGGCACCTGTTACTTCACCGATGCCCGCGCCGACTGGGAGCCCGCCAATGGGTTCCCCGAAGCGCCCCGAAAGGAAACCCCCTGATGCCCTATTACGACCACCTTGAAAAAGGCATCCCGGTCCTGAACGCATACGACATCCCGGCCAGCGACCGCACGGTCTCCCGCAACGACAACGGCGGGCCGACCATGGACGACCTGGTGGTGAAGCCCACGCATTACGTGAAGTGGCCCATCGAGCCCATCACCTTCATCATGCGCAATGGCTTCGAGTTCTGGCGCGGCAACATCGTCAAGTATGCCAGCCGGGCCGGGTCGAAGCTCTATGACGGGCAGGACGCGGTGCAGTCCGAAATCACCGACCTGCGCAAGGTCATCCGCTACGCCGAGATGCGCATCAACCAGTTGAACGGAGAGGTGAACCTGTAGCGGGTCGCCTCACCATTCTCCCCACCTTATGCCCCGAGAGGTTCCCATGAAGGAATTTCCGGTGGTTCCTCCTCCGCTCCTCTCTGCGCTGGCTGAGAAGTTCCCCGATAAGTTGCCCCGTGATGCCTCCCTGCCTCCTTCCGAGGTGGGGCGGCTCATCGGTCAGCAGCAGGTCTTGGACTTCCTTCGGCGGCAGATGGAGCGGCAGCACTCCTCCGAAGGATGAACCATGACCAAGCTGTTCCGTCCGAAGATCGACACGCCGAAACTGGCGCAAGCCCCGGCCCCCATCTCGGACACCAAGACGCCCCGCCAAGAACTCGGGGCTGACAACGAGACGACCACCGCCAACCGCCGCCGCCGTGGACGCAACAGCCTCCGCATCGACCCGCAGTTGGGAGGTGCCGGCGTCTCCGCAGGCTCCTCGGGCCTGAACATCCCGATGAAGTGACGGCCATGCAGCAAACAGCGGCGGCCCGATACAAGCAGTTGGAAGCTGACCGCGAGCCTTACCTGACCCGAGCCCGCGACTATTCCAAGCTGACGTTGCCCACCGTGATTCCCCCTGAGGGGACCACCGGAGGCACCAAACTGTCCACCCCGTTTCAAAGCGTGGGTGCCCGTGGCGTCATCTCCCTTGCCGCCAAGGCCATGCAGACCATCCTTCCTCCCAACGAGCCGTTCTTCCGTCTGGACATAGAGGAGTTCACCCTGTCGGAACTCTCGGAAAGCCCGGAGGTTCGCGCCAGTGTGGAGGAGGGGCTGGCAATGGTGGAGCGCACGACGATGCGCTTCATCGAGACTACCCCAACCCGCGTTGGGTTTCACGAGGCGGTCATCCATCTTATTGTGGGTGGCAACGTCCTCGTCTTCATTCCGCCCAGCGGCGCGCTTCGCACCTACCGCCTTGATAACTACGTTGTCGTTAGGGACCCTGAGGGGAACGTGATCGAACTGATAGCTCACGAGGAGGTGGCTTACGAGGCGCTGCCCGAGAACGTCGCCAATCTTCTGCGCCAAGACGGCAAATACCTGGCTGAACAGCGCGAAGCCCAGCGAGACTGGAAAGCGAACGCTCAGCGCCAGAAGCCCACCGTCAAGCTCTACACCTGGCTGCGCCGCAAGGGTGACATCTACGAAGTCATCCAGTGGGCGAACGACATCCCGCTTGGCGACACCTATGGGACCTACCCGATTGATCTTTGCCCTTGGCTCCCATTGCGGTGGAACCGGGTCGATGGCGAGAGCTACGGGCGTTCCTATGTCGAACCCATCTGGGGCGACCTGCTGACCATCGAAGCCCTCTCCAAGGCCATCACCGAGTTCGCCGCCGGGGCCGCCAAGGTCATCGCTCTGGTGAACCCGAACGGCGTCACAGACGAAAGCGACCTGTCGGATGCCGAGAACTTCGAGTTCGTTCCCGGCGTGGCTACCGATGTCAGCTTCTTGAAGATCGACAAATACGCGGACCTCCAGGTGGCGAAGTCTCTGGTCGATGACCTGACACGCCGCATCGAGTTCCATTTCCTGATGAACACCAGCATCCAGCGTTCCGGCGAGCGCGTGACCGCCGAGGAAATCCGCTACATGGCGGCTGACCTCGAAGCGACCGTCGGCGCGGTCTACGTCCTGCTGTCCCATGAGTTCCAGCTTCCGCTGGTCAACATCACTATGGCGAACCTGACGGACCAAGGCCGGCTTCCTCAACTCCCGGAGGGTCTGGTCTCACCGACCGTCACCACCGGCATCGACGCCCTCAGCCGCATGAGCGACCTGAGCAAGCTGGACCGAATGGTTGCGGGTCTTCGCGACCTCTATGGCCCTGAAGCCCTCGCTCAGGAAACCAACGTGAGCGACTACATCAGTCGCCGCGCAGCCGCCCTCGGGGTGGACCCCACGGGCCTCATCAAGACGCCCGAGCAGAAACAGGCTGAAGCTGAACAGCGGATGCAATTGGAAATGATGCGCCAGATGGGACCCAACATGGTCAACCAGATGGGGCAACTGGCCCAGAAAGGCATGGAGCAATGAGCGCCGAGAACCCCGAGAACAACGCCGAGGTGGGGGAACCCGCCCCGGCAACCCGCCGCAAGCGCACCCCCAAGGAAACCCCCGAGGTGAACCCGGAGGCCGCCACCGAGGACAACCCGCTGGGCACCCCGGAGAAGTTCGGGAAGTTCACCTTTCTCATTCGGAAATGACATGAGCGAAGCAACCTTCAAATCCACCGACCCTGCCGACGAGACCACCCACATCGAAGCCATGGTAGCGAAGGCTGAGGGCCGCGCACCTGATGTCTCCGTGTCGAAACCGGCTGCCGACCCGAACCGCCCTGCTTGGCTGCCCGAGGGGTTCAACACCCCGGAGGAACTGGCGGAAGCCTATAAGGCCACCCAGACGAAACCCGCCGGGGACACCCAACCGGATGCCGACGCGGCAGCCGCCAAGGCGGTGGAGCAGGCCGGGCTGGATATGGACGCGCTCAGCAACAAGCTGATCGAGACCGGCAAGCTGGACGACGCGGATTACGAGGCGCTGGCGAAGGTCGGCATCTCGAAGGAAATGGCGACCTCCTACATCGAAGGGCAGAAGGCTCTGGGCCAGCAACTGGTGAGCCGGATGCACGATGCTGTCGGCGGCGAGGCGCAGTTCAACGCCATCATCGAATGGGCCGGGAAGACCCTCTCGCCCGCCGAGGTGGAAACCTTCAACAAGATCGTTGACACGGCGGATGAGGGCACCCTGAAGCTGGCCCTTGAGGGGCTGGCCGCGAAGTATGCCGCTGCCGGGCGTAAGGCCCCGTCGCTCATCCAAGGCCAACCCTCGGCTGCCCAAGCGGATGTCTTCCGGTCGAAGGATGAGGTGCGCCGCGCCATGTCGGATGCTCGCTATCAGAAGGACGCGGCCTACCGGGCCGATGTCATAGCGAAGCTGGGGCGGTCGGACATCTTCCGCTGATTTTCCCCACCTTATGCACTAGCTGAAAGAGAGCTTTCCCCATGCTGAACCTGACCATCAAGGGCGCTGTCCGTCATGTCGTCCAGTTCGTGGCCGGTGCCGCCGGCATCTCGGCCCTGCAAACCGGCGAGGGTCTGGACCTCGCGGTCTCTGCTGCCGTCGCTCTGGTGACCCTCGGGTCGTTCCTCTGGGACGCCTGCAAGGCCGCCTAAGGCGTAACCCCCTCCTTCCCCTTTCGGCGGCACCAGCGACCTTCGCCTGCGTAAGCCCGAGGGAAGTCTGAAGTCACCCTGAGCCTGACCGCTCGGGGTGCCTTCGCATGTCCATTCAGTCCCACATTCGGGACCACCCAAGGAAACCCCTATGTCCAACGCTACCCCCTCCCGTTCCGGCCAAGTTCTGGGCGCTGGTGACACCGATGCCCTTTTCGAGAAGGTCTTCTCGGGCGAGGTGATGACGATCTTCGAGAACGAGGTTGTCACCAAAAGCCGGGTGATGTCGCGCACCATCGACCACGGCAAGTCGGCTTCGTTCCCGGTCATGGGCCGTGCGAGCGCCTTCTACCACACGCCGGGCAACGAAATCCTCGGCGGCAGCATCAAGCACAACGAAAAGATCATCGTCATCGACGACATGCTTATCTCGCCGGTGTTCATCGCTGAAATCGACGAGGCGAAGAACCACTACGAGGTTCGCTCGCACTACTCGACCGAAGTGGGCCGGGTGCTGGCGCAGACCTGGGACAAGCACGTCCTGCAAGTCGGCGTCCTGGCTGCCCGAACCACCGTGTCGAACATCCCCGGCGAGGCCCCGGCAGGCTCGGTCATCACCGAAGCTGCTGCCGGCGACTGGGACGACCCGGAGGCCGTGGCTGAGGCGTTCTTCGCCGCCGCGCAAATCTTCGATGAGAAGAATGTCCCGGAGTCCGAGCGGGCCGCCTACCTCAAGCCCTCGACCTACTACCGCCTCATCAAGTCGCCCAAGGCCATCAACCGCGACTTCGGTGGTGAGGGCAGCTACGCGAAGGGCAAGGTCTTCGAGATCGCCGGCATCGAGATCGTCAAGACCAACCAACTGCCCACGGCCAACATCACGGCAGGCAGCGTGGCCGGCGGTTCGGGCAACCGCTATGTCGGCAACTTCACCAAGACCGAGGGCCTGTTCATGCACAAGTCGGCGGTCGGCACCGTGCAGCTTCTCGACCTGTCCACCCGGATGGACTATGACCCGAGGCGACTGGGGACCCAGATCGTGTCGAAATACGCGGTCGGCCACGGCGTCCTGCGCCCGGAAGCGGCCATCGAACTGGCCCGCCTCTAATCCGTAAGCCTGTAGGCAGGCACCCAAAGCCAACCCCAAGGGGACTTCAGATCAACTCTGGGGTCCCCTTTTTTTCATCCTAAGCGAGGTCCACCATGGACTACACAACCGAGCTTTCGGCTGTGAACTCGATGCTTGCCACCATTGGCGAAGCGCCGATCAACAGCTTGGATAGCGTTGAGGTGGTGGATGCGGTGACCGCCATCGCGACCCTTCAAGAGGTAACCCGTTCGGTCCTCGTTGAGGGGTGGGCCTTCAACACCGACACGAATTTCCCGTTCGCGCCGTCCGGGGCTGCGCCCTACGAAATTACCCTGCCGGGGAACGCGATGAGCGTTCTGCCGTGCCGGGAGTTCTCCCACATCATCGTGCGTGGCGGGAAGCTCTATGACAGCATGAACCACAGCTTCAGCTTCCAAGGACACCGCCCGGTCCCCTGCGATGTCATCTGGGCGATGGACTTCCAAGACCTGCCCGAGGTGACCCGTCAATATGTCACCGTCCGGGCGGCTCGAATGTTCCAAGCGCGCGCCGTTGCTTCCGACCTGCTTCACGCCATCACCGAGAGCGACGAGCGGGTAGCCCGCTGGAACCACCGGAAGCAGAACATCCGGGTGCGCCGTAAGGCGTTCCTTCAGGACAGCTACTCGGTTCGCCGGGTACTGGCTGGGAGGTAGTCATGTTGGTTACCTCCGTCATCCCCAACCTTGTGAACGGCATCTCGCAGCAGCCTCCCACGCTGCGGTTGGCATCCCAAGGTGAGGACCAAGTGAACTTCCTGTCGTCCGTGGCCGAGGGGTTGAGCAAGCGCCCCCCGACGCGCCACCTTGCTAAACTGTCCAGCACCCGCTGGGACGGCGCTTTCGTTCACACCATCAATCGTGACGTTTCGGAACGATACACCCTCATCATCCGCAATGGGCAGGCCCGCGTCTTCGAGGCCGAGACAGGCGTTGAGCGTGTGGTGAACGCTCCGGGAGGCTGGGGTTATCTGACCTCGAACGGCGGTGATTATCGTGCGGTGACAGTGGCCGATTACACCTTCATCCTGAACCGAAACACCATCGCCCGGTTGTCTCCCGAGTTGTCCCCGGTGCGAACCAACAGCGCCATGGTCTTCGTCCGTGGAGGCAACTATTCCCGCACCTTCAAGGTCTTCATCGACGGCACCGAACGGGCCGAATACACGACCGATGATGGGAGTGAAAAGGAAGACGTGGGACAGACCCGCTCGACCCACATTGCCCAGCAGCTTTACAACGACCTGATCGCTGACACGGCGCTGACCGAGTATACCTTCCTACTGGAAGGGGACATCATCTACATCACCCGGTCCACCGCAGAGCCCTTCGACATTCGCGTTGAGGACGGCTCCGGGGGCACCCTGATGGTTGCCATCGCATCCCAAGTCCAGAGGTTCGCTGACCTGCCTTCCAAGGCAATCGAAGGGTTCGCCACAGAAGTCGTGGGGGACAACGCATCGAGCTTCGACAACTACCACGTCAGGTATACCTCGGGCGATGTCGGCGGCACGGGCGTCTGGAAGGAGGTGCTGAAGGGTGGCGAGAGGTTCACCATGGACCCCGCGACGATGCCTCATGTCCTCATCCGAGAGGCAGACGGCACGTTCACCTTCAAGGCTGCCGAGTGGGTTCCCCGGAAGGTGGGGGACCTGAACAAGATACCGGCCCCCTCCTTCACCGACAGGCCCATCAAGGACATCTTCTTCTTCCGAAACCGGCTGGGCCTGATAGCCGACGAGAACGTCATCATGTCGCAGGCTGGGGAGTTCTTCAACTTGTGGCGCGAGACGGCGACCACGACGCTTGACACCGACCCCATCGACCTCGCGGTGACGAACGCCCAGGTCAGCCTGCTGAACCATGCGGTTCCCTTCAACCGAAGCCTGCTGCTGTTCAGCGACCAGAGCCAGTTCATTCTTGATGGAGGAGATGTCCTGACCAGCACCTCCGCTGCCGTGAACCAGACCACCAGCTTCGAGAGTTCGCCGCTGGCTCGTCCTGTGGGGGTAGGTAACTTCGTCTACTTCCCGGTCCCTCGGGGTTCCTTCTCGGGCATCCGCGAGTTCTACGTTCAGGACAGCGATATGGCGCACAATGCCATCGACGTAACGGCTCACGTCCCCCGGCTTCTACCCCGCGACATCCGGCACATGACGGCATCGACCGCCGAGGACATCCTGTTGGCCCTCTCGGACGAAACCCCGAACACCCTCTGGGTCTACAAGTTCTATTCGAGCGAGGAGGGGAAGCTGCAAAGCTCGTGGTCTCGGTGGCTGTTCTCCCCCGAAGACACCATCCTCCACGCAGGCTTCATCGAAAGCTCGATGTTCATCCTGCTGGCCCGCCCTGACGGGACCCATCTGGTTTCGATGGATGTGGGCAGCGGCGCGGCTGAGGAGGGAATGGACTACCAAATCCGCGCCGACATGGGCGTCTACACGCCGAACCTCGTGACGACCTACGACCCTGAGGATGGCCCCTATGGCAGCACCACCTGGACCCTTCCCTACAATACCTCGCGGCCCCTCTGGACCATCGTGGTGGACGGCGATGCGGACAATCCGCCGGGGATGGTGCTGGAACACGATAGGCCAAACCCCTCGCAGGTCACCGTTCGGGGCGACTTGAGGGGCTTCAAGATTCTCATCGGGCTCCGCTACGAGGCCCTATACGAGTTCTCGACGCTGCACATCCGGTCGCAGGAAGCCAGCGGTGGTCTGTCGGCCACCTCCGAGGGCCGCCTGCAACTTCGCTATATCGCCGTGGACTATGCCCGGACTGGTTACTTCGAGGTGGTGACGCAGGCGCGGGGTAGGGACCCCTCAACGAAGGTGTTCACGGGACGCATCCTGCGGACCCATAGCGCCACCGTGGGAGCCTTCCAGTTGACCGATGGGCGGTTCCGCGCGCCGGTCCTCTCCCGCAACACCGAGGCGCGTATATTCCTGCGCAGCGACAGCTTCCTACCGTGTTCCTTCACCTCGGCTGAGTGGGAGGGTTCCTATAACACCAGATCAAGGAGGGTCTGATGAACAATCGTTTCCGGCCCTACCACAAGGGTGACCTGCACAAGGTCTGGGCAGACATCCGACCGGATGACCTGCGGGAATACCAGACAACCGGAGTGACAGACCCCGGCATGATAGAGGCTTACCTTCAGACCTACGCCGTTCGGGTGCTGACCTGGGACACCGAGGGCGGACCTGTGGCAATCCTTGGGGTGACATCCTCGGGGGACCCTAAGGTCGGCTTGGTCTGGGCCATTGCATCGACCCTAGCATACCCCCGCTGGCGCTTCGCTGCCCGGAACACCGAAAAATGCCTCGCCTATCTCGGGCGGGGTTTCCACCTTCTGGCCAACCACAAGGACAGCCGGAACACGCAACAGATCAAATGGCTCCGAAAGGTCGGCTTCACCTTCATCAGCACCCACGAGGACTTCGAGGGGACCGGGGTGGCCTTCCATGAGTTCGTAAGGATTGTGACATGAGCCTTGCCTTTATCCCGGCGATGCTGAAGACGGCCTTTTCCGCCATCCAGTCGTTCGGCCCCGCCATCCAAGCGGCCACATCTGTCGCCTCTGCCACCACGGGTTTCCTCAGCGCGCAGGGGCAGGCGGCTGCGATGGAACAGGCGAACGCCGAGGCCAACGACCGCGCCCGCCTCAACCTGATCGAGGATTATGACCAGGTGGGGAAGATGGCCCAGCAGGAACGAGCCGCCGCCGCGCAGCGCCAGGAAGAAAACCACATCACCGCCGTAAAGCAACGCGCCAGCGCCAAGGTCGCGGCGGGAGAAGCCAACGTCTCGGGCCTCTCTGTGGATGCGCTGCTGGGTGACCTCTACGGCCAAGAGGCGCGCAACCGAGACGCCATCAACCAGAACCTCGAAGGCACCATAGACCAGCTAACCATGGAGGGCAGGGGCCTTCAGCGGAACACAGCCAACCAGATGGCGACCCGGCCCGCCGTCCAGCGTCCCTCTCTCTTTGGTGCGGCCTTGGATGCAACGACCGGCGTTCTGGACGCATATCGCCACCAGTTTCGAGTGAGGTCCTGATATGGCCCGTGTTCCTGTGAGCACAGACTTGGGTGGCCCCGAGGCGCTGCGCACCACCGCCCGGCCCATCGGGTCTTCCGCCCCCACCTACACGGTCGCGCCCTCCCGTGGGGCCGCGCTGGCGCAAGCCCTTGCCGGCATCCGCCCGGAACTCAACGCCTTCGTGAACGAGGTCAGCACCGAGTTTCGCGAGGCCGAGGAGGGACGCGCCTATGATGCCATCCAAGGCATGACCTACGAGCAAGCCCAAGCGGCCATCGCTCGGGGAGACCTGAGGGAAACCGAAAGCCCCTTCTACGAGGCTGCCTTCCAGAAGCAGTTCGGTCTGGCCCACGCGGGCCGGCGGCGTCGTCAGATCATTGACGACTACCAGAACAGCTTCGACAAGCACGGCGGCGACGTGGATGCCTTCCTCGCCAATTACGCTGCTGACGATGCCGAACTCTATGGGGACAATCCCCACATCATGTCCGGGCTACGCGAAGGGATGCGCGGGGTCTTCCGTGAGGTGAAGGACAGCCATGCTCAATGGCAATCCGACACCAAGCGCCAGACGGCCAGCGACCAGTTCCTTGACGTGGCGCGTGGCACCTTCGACCGGGCCGTGTCCGAGGGGAAGAACCCCATGGAAGCCATCGGTGCCCTCTACGGGGACCATCGGAGGATGCTGGGGCTGTCCTATCAGGAGATGGACGAATACGTCCTTCAGATTGCCGAGGAGCGCGCCCTTGCCGGGGACGCCGCCGGGGCCAAGGCCATCCTTGAATACGACCGGGTGGCCGAAGACGGAACCCGCGTGGGTTCCTTCGCGGGCCGCGCCAAGTATTCCCTCCGCTCGAAGGAACTGATGGAGAAGGCCGAGGCCGTGCAGGGGGACAACCTGCGGCGGGACCAGACGGTGGCTTGGGTGGACCTTCGCACCCGCGCTGCCGCCGGGCGGATGGACGACAAGGACCAACAGACCCTTGCCGGCATGGTGGACCGTAAGGTCATCACCCAAGAGGCCCGCGAAAGCCTGATGATCCAGAACCGCACGGCGCAGACGCAAGCGGCGGCGGCCACCTACGAGGAGAACCAGAAGGGCCAGCTTCTTGGGGCTACGACCGATTTGCTGCGGCAGGGCCGAGGGTATGCCCTTCAGGACACCAAGACGGTGAACCCCTACAGCGGTAAGGAAACGAGCTACACGGCTGACGACTTGATTGCTGAGGCGGCCACCCAAGAGATCAACACGATGCTGGCGAACAACGCTTCCCCGGCAGTTGCTGCCCAGCACATGGCCGAGTGGGGCGTGAACTACACCTATCCGCCGTTCGAGAACGCGATGTCCTACGGCTACATCTCGCTCACGGAAGCGGTCGCAGCGGCGGGGAAGGACGGGGCGAAAATCCCGGAGCCTGCCATCGCCGGCTATCAGACGTGGAAGGCCATGGCGAACCAGCCCCGCCTGCGGGACGCGCATATCAAGGACGCGACCGCCGGGCAGGTTTACCGGGATGCCGCCGCCTTGGAGCGCATCGGGGTGCCTGTTGAAGAAGCCCTCTTGCGCGCCGCCAGCATCGACCGGAAGTCGGGCCGAACGTCCCTGTCCACCACCATTGAGCGCGACCGTTTCGAGAGCGCCGTTCGGAAGGCCACCAGCGGCGGGTTCCTCGGCTCGGCCACGGTGAACGGCGGACAGGTGGCCCAGTGGATCGAGGAAAGCGTTCGCACCCAGATGGACCTTGGGGTGCCCATGGAGGCAGCCGTTAAGGAGGGCCTGAAGGCTTACAAGGATAGCCACGAGGTCATCAACGGCGTGGCCGTCAACATCCGCGACAACTTCATCCCCCCGAACTTCGACAAGATCACCGGCACGGTGCTGCAAGACTTTGCGAAGCAGGCCGGCTTGGACGCCGACGACATCACCCTTTACCCCTCACATGGTGGGTCGGACTTCTGGCTGGTTGTCTACAAGGGCAACCTTATGCCGGTGGCCGCCGAGGGCTTGGGTGGTCGTTTCCACATTTCCCAGCTTCAACAGTCCTATCTCGACGCATCGGCCCCCAGCATGAGGGACGAGGTGAACCGCGAGCTTCGCGAGACCCAAGCCGAGGAAAAGGCACTGAAGGAAGCGGCAGCGCCGCACGGCGGCAGCATTAACCGCGCCCTTCGCGAGAACCCGAACTGGGGGACCGGGAGGGACTAAGGAACCCTCCATGAACTACCTGAACGACGAAATCAGGACGGGCATTCTGGAAGCCGCTGACGAGCTTCAGATGGACCCGACCGTCCTTGCCACGATCATTTCCTACGAGACCGCCGGCACGTTCGATGCCCGGAAAGCTGGCCCCAAAACGCAATGGGGTCAGCACCGAGGTTTCATCCAGTTCGGTGAACCGCAGGCCAAGGAACATGGCGTGGATTGGTCCGACCCGGTGCGCAGCCAGTTGGGACGCAACGGGGCCGTGGTCAGCTATTTCCGCAAGAGCGGCTGGAAGCCCGGCATGACCGAGCTTGACGCCTACTCTATCGTGAATGCCGGTGCGCCGGGCCGTCACGATAGGTCCGACGCGAACAACGGCGGGGCACCCGGAACGGTGGCTGATAAGGTCCGCGACCAGTTCGGTCCGCATCGAGCCAAGGCCGCCCAGTTCCTCGGGGGCACCTTCGCGGTGGACGGGATGAGTGGCTATGCGCCGCCTTCCGTCAACGGCACCGATATGGAGATGCTTCAGCAAACCCCGACGCACACTTTCCGGTCCTATGCCGATGAACGCCGCGCCGCCGCTGAGGCGGAAACTGCCCGTCCCTCTCTCTGGGAAGCCACGAGGATGGCCGCCGAGGATGAATGGGTCACCACCGCTGCCGCCCGACAGATAGGCCGTTCGGGGTTCGAGGCCGATGACAACTTCCAGTTCAGTCCCGAGCTTTGGGACGAACTAGCCTCTGGTCTCCCTGAGGATTACCAGAAGGGCCTGAGCGGGGCCATGTCGGAGAGCCATGCTCGCGTCCTCTCGGAGCAACTGCGGAGGTCCGTTGAGGTGGACCGGAAGCTGGGCTCCATGGGCTGGACCGGGGTGGGCCTTCGCTTGGGCGCTGCCCTGCTGGACCCGGTTGCCATCGGCGCTTCGGTTGCCACCGAGGGCGCGGCGGCTCCTCTGGTTTACGGGGCGAAGGTCGGGCGAATGGGGCGGTTCCTTCGTGGCGGCGCTGCGGCAGCCGGGACGAACGCCGCCCTTGAAGCCTACCTCGTCTCGCAGTCCCCAGTCCGGGAATGGGAGAACGTCGCCTATGCTGCGGCGGCTGGCATGGCGCTTGGCGGTGGTTTCGCCGCCTTCGGGCGCACCGGCATGGAACCCCAGATGATGCACGAGGCGGCCAAGTGGGTGAAGCATGTGGACGACAACCCGATGGTGGACGCCCTTCAGCTTCCCAACAACGGCTCTGCCGGTGCCGCCCGCGCCACACCCCTCCCCACGGCGAAGCTGTCCCCCGGCGAGTTCATCGGGGAACGCTTTGCGGACGCCCCGAAGTCGGCCATGGGCTCCATGCGGTTCGACATGGTGGGGGTCCTGAAGCAGAACGAGAACCCGGTAATCCGGCAGATCGCGGCCCAGTTGGGCGAAGATGCTGTGGGCAATGCCGATGGTTCGGTGAACATCCGGGCGGCCAGCGAGAACGTGGCCCGCGAGATGCGTGTCCGCACGTCGCGCTTCTACCGGACCTATGACGAAGCCTTCTCGGGCTGGGCGAGGGAGACCGGCAAGACTGCCCGGTGGCGGCACATGTGGGACCCCTCGGTTCGCGGCGAGTTCAACCGTGAGGTGGGCCTTGCGGTGCGCCGGGAGTTGGACGCTGACGGGAACCCCCATGTCCAGAAGGTCGCGGCTCGGATGAAGAAGGAGCTCAAGGACCTTCTGGAATATGGCCGGGACAAGAACATCCGGGGCTTCTCGGAAATCAAGGACAACTACAACTACATGACCCGTCGCTTTCGGGCCGAGAGGTTGGACGACCTGGTGGAAGCCCACGGGGCCGGGACGGTGAACCGCTTGGTGGCCGAAAGCATGATGAAGGCCAATCGGGCGCGCATGAACCGGGCGCGGCAGGCAGGCAGGATGGTGGACGAGCTTGACTACGAAACCGCCCTCGACCTCGCCTCGGCCTATGTCAAGTCCATCCGCAGCCGGAAGTATGGGGACTTCAACGTCCACCGGGCCTTCAACGGTGACGACATGACCGCGCTTCGGGACATGCTGGACGGGGCGGGGATGGACGAGGCGGCGATTGATCGCATCACCGACGCCATCCGCCTGAAGCAGGACAAGGGCGACAAGGGAAGGCTCAGCGAGGCCAAGTTCCGCATGGACCTCGACGAGACCCACCGCATCCCCTTGGCGGGGAACCCTAACGGCATCGGGATAGAGGACTTCCTTGAGAACGATGCGGAGATGCTGTTCACCCAGTATGCCCGTTCGGTTATCGGGGCCGGGGAGATCGAGGAAGCCTTCTCGAACTTCAAGGTCCCGGACACCGAGGGGGACCTTCCGAACCACGCACCTTCTTGGTCCACCATCAAGCGTTACGCTGCGGAGAACCACAAGCGGTCCAAGGCCAACTGGAACCGCGCAGAGGCCCGCTTGGAAGCCCTCTACAGGTCCGTGGCGGGTATCGCTCAGGAAGGCCCCAGCGATGCGAGGGAGGCCATGCGCCTGCTGCGGGACTACAACTTCACCCGTATCGGCGGCCAGCTTGGTGTGGCCCAGTTGTCGGAACTCGGCAGCGTCATCGGAAACGGCGGCTTCCGGGCGCTGATGCAGAACCTCCCGGCCTTGCGGCACATCTTCGCCTCGGCCCGAACCGGCAAGTTCAGCGACGACCTGTTCAACGAGATGGAGGCTATCTGGGGCTTCGGGACGGACACCGTTCGGTCCAGCCCTCACGTCAAGATGGACGACATCTACGGGGGCACCTTCGAGGGCCGCGACTTCGGGTCCACCAAGATGCAACTGCTGGACCACACCCTTCAGCGGGGCAAGATGGTCACCTCCGTTTCTTCGGGGATGACGCACATCAACATGGTCCTTCAGCGCCTCAACGGCAGGGTTCTGGTCCAGCGGTTCATGGAAGACGCCACGGGTCGCCGCCCGATCAACCAGAAGCGGCTCCGCGCCCTCGGAATTTCCGACGAGCTACACCCGCGCATCCAAGCCCAGTTGCAGAAGCATGTGGACCAGACAACGGGCCTGCTAGGTCGGAAGGTCTCCCGCATCAACATCGAGAAGTGGGACGATCTGGACGCCCGGAACGCTTTCGTGAATGGGGTCGATAGGTGGGCCAAGAGGTCTGTTCAGGAAAACGACCCCGGCAACATGCCAGCCTTTATGACCAAGGAGCTTGGCAAGACGATCTTCCAGTTCCGGTCCTTCATGTTGGCGGCCTACTCGAAGCAACTTCTGGCCGGCATCCACCACCGCGACTGGGAAACCTTCTCGGCCTTCATGTCGTCCATGCTGTTCGGGGGGCTGTTCTATGCCGCCCAAACGTCTGTGAACGCGCAGGGCAGGGCCGACCGGGACGAATACCTGGAGAAGCGGCTGGCCCCTGATGCCATCGCTCGGGCGTCCTTCCAGCGCGCCGGGTTCAGTTCCATCCTGCCGCCCATAGCCGACACCCTCTCGCAGGCTGCCGGCATCGGTCCCATCTTCGACTTCCGCACCTCGGACATGTCAGGGGCCATCTGGGGGAACCCTACGGCTGACCTCGTGAACAACCTGTTCCGGGGAGTTCAGGGCACCGCCGCCCCCATCATCAACCCGGATTATGAGTTCTCGCAGCAGGACTGGCGGGCGCTCTCCTCCCTCGCCGTCTTCCAGAACGCCTTCATCGTGCGCAACGGTCTCGCCCTCGTGGGCTCTGAGCTTCCGCGCTTCTCCCAATAACCTTCCATTTAGCGGTCACCTGCGGGTGGCCGCCTTGGAGTTCCCATGCCTTCCACCGTGAAAGTTCACGTGGGGGATGGCCTCACGCGGCTGTTCCCCTTCGAGTTCGACTACATCCAGCGGGACTTCGTTCGCGTCAGTGTCAACGGCACCGATGTCCCTTTCTCCTTCAATAACAAGCAGGTGGTTCGCCTGAATGCGGTTCCCGCAACGGGAGACCTCATCATCATCTATCGCCAGACCGCGACAGACCGCGCCGTCACATTCACCGATGGGTCCATCCTGACCCAGAAGGACCTGAACCTCTCGGCCCTCCAAGCAATCCACATCGCGGCGGAAGCTCGCGATGCTGCGATGGAGGTCATCAACTCGGCCAACCAAGCCCACCGCGCCATGCTGGACGCGCAGGCTGCGGCCAACCTTGCCGACAGTTCCGCCCGTGCTGCCTTGGCCGCAGCGGAGGTTCTGGAAGCCCTGACCCCCCAGCATTTCGGAGCGGTGGGTGATGGGGTTGCCGATGACACCATCGCCTGTGTGAACTGGTCGCGCCACGTCATGGACCTCTCGCTCATCGGGCCGGTGCGCTGTTCGGCGGTCGGGGTGTTCCGCTGTGGGCAGCCCCTCAAGTTTTACAACTTCACGGGACCCCGGAACCAGATCACCTTCGAGTGGGGCTCTGCGGAGTTCCTTTGCGACTTCAACCGCTCCTATGACCAGCAGTCGTTCATCGTCCTGGGCAACCCGCAGCAGCGGACAGGTCAGCCTCGGTTTGACCTCATCGGCACCGTGAAGATCACCCCCGGCCCCAACTGTCAACGGCAACCCATCGCCATCGAGACATGGGGCATGGCTCAGTCCCGAATCGACGACATCAACACCGGCCTATGGAACAATAGCACGGTGGTCTGCTGGGGTCCGCAGAACATCACCTTCAACGACTGGAAGTCCTATACCGGCGGCTTCACCTTCGGCTACCGGGACTTTTCGGGCAGCCTATACACTTGGCGCGGGACGACCGTGCAGCGGGCAAGCGGAGGGGTCGCCTTCAACCCGGACATCGTGGGTAAGACCATCAGTGTTCACACGTTGGAATCGGCGCAGAAGCTGCGCGTGGTTTCCTATGTGAATGCCACCACCATCACGGTGGACCGCGAGAACCCCTCGACCTCGGATGCCTCGTGGAACGCCGATCGCATCCTCCGGGCTGGGTCTGCCGCCCCGCGCTGCGCTGCCAACGCGAACAAGATCTTTCTCGACGGGGAGATGCCGATCACCGACGACTTGATCGGCTTGCGCGTGGTAATCCCCCGTGTTGGCCTGCGCCGAAAGTTCCTCCATGCGGTCATCACCGCGACGAACTCGGCAGAGCGGTCCATCACCATCGACCGGCAGACCTCGTATAGCCTCAACCCCATCGCGCAGCCTGACACCCAGACCGAAGAAATCTGCACCCCCGCCACCTGCCTGCTTTCTGGAACGGATGCCGACCTCGGCTACTACACCGGGGGCATCTCGCAGGTGCGATTCTACAACCTCCAATTGGAGACGTTCCGGGGTGTGGCTGTGTTCTGCGATGACGTGGAACTTCTGTCGTTCTTCGGGGCAAAGTTTCATGGCGTCCAGACGAACTATAGATGGGACCTGAATGCCCTAAGCGCCCTTTGGGGGAACCGGGTGGGCGGCCAGTTCTATGGCGAGGTCGATGCCCTCTACTACGGCAAGTTCCGGTGGCAGACGACCGACGACACCCAGTCGTTCGCCTTCGAGCATATCGCAGGCCGCGTGGCGACGGGCGAGAAGTTCCTGCGAAAAGGTGAGACCATGGCGGGTTACGCAGGGGCACATACCATCTTCGGGACCGCATCGTTCCTGAACGGAGCCCCGAGCTTCACCGATATGGTGGAGGACCTGAACACCACGCCGGGTTTCGTTGCACCGGAGACTTACGTTTCCCCCCGTCTCGAAACGACTTACCGCAAGCGATACCTCACAAACGATACCGTGTTCGAGAGCAACGGGGCTTGGTCCATCTCGAATGGGATGGTGACCTACAACCCCGCCACCGATCTTCTGACCTTCACCAAGCTACGGCTTCTGGCTCAGGCTGCGGCCCTTGAAATCTGGGATACGGACAATTCGGGGGCCACCCGGCTGAGGTTCACCAACAATGGCGGCGCTGAGCGTGGCACCATCGAGCACACGACCGAGACCGGAACGATGCTCCTGAAGGTGAACGGTCAGGCGCGCATTGCGGCGACCGAGCGGGGTGTGAATATCCCGAACTGCCCCGGACCCTTTGGTGCCGTCAGCGAGGCGCAAGCCGCCGGCCTCCTGCCGGGCGACCTCTACCGGGGCACTGACAACACCATCAAAATTCTGGTCTGACAATGACAACCCCTCTGCCCCCAGAGGCCCATGCCCTCGTTATCTTGGGCGAGGTGCGTGGTGATGTGAAAGGCATCGCCCGCACCCTCACGGCCTTTGAAGATCGCATGTCCGCGATTGAGGAGGCCCAAGCAAAGCGGTTCGCTGGGTTGGAGACCCGGCTGTCCGCGCTTGAGGCTTACCGAACCAAGATCGCGGGCTTCACCATCGCGCTGGCGCTGTTCCTGACCCTGACGAAGGACAAGTTGCCAGCCCTCGCAACTTTCATCACGGGTGGCCTCTAAGGCCGCCCAGAAAGGCATTCTCTATGAGCCGCGCAACCGATGACCTGATGGACCTCCTCCATCGGGCTACCGCCCAGCAACTGGCTGAGATCATCCAAAAGGGTATCGTGGTGACGGACAAAGAAGGCAACGCCGTGCTGGACGAGGACGGGGAACCCCTCCGTAACCCCGCCCCGGCTGCCTATATCGCCGCCGCCATCAAGTTCCTGAAAGACAACGACATCACCGCTGACCCCAGCGCCGATCGTTTCAGCAACCTTCAGAGCGCCTTGAGCGAAGTCCCCGACTTCGATGAGGACAGCGAATACGTGAACTGAGGTTACTATGAACACCATTCTCAACGTGTCCATTTCCGAGTGGACCCCCCTGGGCACCGGCCTGACAACCGCTATCGTGGAAGCTAAGGGCGGCGGCCTGAAGCTCTATGTCGGGGATACCGCCCCTGCCGCCGAAACGAACGGCTTCACCCTGCCCTCGGGGGTTCCCCTGAGCGTCCCCAGCCTGCCGGAACTGGGTGGAGGAGTTTGGGTTCGCGCCACATATTCGGGCCGGAGCCTGAACTATGTTACGGCTTGACGGCAGGAATAAGGGGTTCCTCTGGCCCACCTTGGGGTCTCCTATGGTGGCCCCCCGCCGTTCGATCCTCAAGGTTACCGGCGGTCTCATCACCTCGTTCACTCGCGTCGATGTCGAATATACCGAGGTGCTATGGCGGCAGTCTGGCGGTTTCGATCTTTCCGGCGAAGCTACCGGCAACCTGGCTCTTGCTGCGGGCGGGGCCAACGGCGGTCTAAGCACCTCGGGCTGGGTTCCCGGAGGTGGTGGGGCTGGGCAGTTGATCGAGCAGTTTGATCGTCCATTTGTCTCGGGCACCTATTCTGTGTCTATCGGTGCTGGCGCACCCCGCGCCAACAAGACTAGCGGTGCCGCCTCAAATGGCAGTCCCTCGCAACTAGTCTGCCCGGATGAAACCCTCGATGCGCTTGGAGGCGGCAGGGGCGGTCAGTCCGGCAGCGCCAACGGTTCAAACGGCGGCAATGGCGGGGGTGCATCTGCGGGCGGTTCGACCACGGGGCTGCCTGGGTCTGGCGCGACGGGTGGCTTTCCAGGTGGAGCCGCAAACCCCAACACCGATGTGCAGCAACGCTCTGCTGGCGGCGGTGGCGGCGGTGGTGGCCCCGGTGGCGATGGTGGGACTACCCTTGGTGGGCTTCCAGGACCAGGTGTTCTTCTGGATTGGATATCTTCCCCCAAGACCGTGTGTGTTGGTGGTAAGGGCCACAGGACAGTTACCCCGGTTTCCTCTGCCGATGCCGAATGGGGTGGTGGGTCTGATGGCTGCTATTACGGCGCAGATGAGCAATATGCAGGTGCGGGGGGCGACGGCTTCATGTTCCTCGTGTTCCGTTCCTCCGATGTGCAGGTGGTATTAGCATGAAGAACTATATCGCTAAGGTCGTGGACGGCTCTGTGGAGTGCGTCACGGTTGTTGATGGCAGCCACTCTTTAGGCCCTGATGAGGTCTTGGTGGGCTCGGAGAATACCGTAGGTATCGGCTGGTCCTTTGACAACGGAACCTTCAGTCCACCTCAATTGGAACCGTTCGAGGAAGCGTAGCCGGCTCTACCAACCACACCCCATTTCATTACACCCCTGCCTTCGGGCGGGGGTTTTTTCATTCAAGGACACCTAATGGTCCCCGAGAAAGAACACCTTCCTCGGCAGCAACGCCGTGCCAAGGAGAGGGCCACTGAGGATGCCCTGAAGAAGGACTTCAGGAAGTTCCTCTACCTCGTCTGGAAGCACCTCGGCCTCCCTGACCCCACCCCTGTTCAATACGACATCGCCCGGTTTATGCAGCACGGCCCTCGCCGCAAGATGATCCAGGCATTCCGGGGTGTGGGCAAAACGTGGGTCTACGCGGCGTTCGTCTGCTGGCGCTTCTACTGCAACCCCGAATGGAAGATCATGGTCGTGTCGGCTTCCAAGCCGTATGCGGATGACTTCTCCCGGTTCGTCAAGCGTCTCATCCACGAGATGCCCATTCTGCAACATCTCATCCCGAGCGATGACCAGCGAAGCTCGAACGTCTTCTTCGATGTCGGACCTGCGAAACCGTCCAAGGACCCTTCGCTGAAATCGGTCGGCATCTTCGGCCAGCTTACGGGTTCCCGCGCCGACGAAATCCTGGCTGATGACGTGGAGAGCTTGAACAACTCGGCCACCGAGGGCGCGCGAGAGCGGCTGTCCGAGGCGGTGAAAGAGTTCGATGCGGTGCTGAAGCCCAACGGCATCATCACCTATCTGGGCACCCCGCAATCGGCCATGACGATGTATTCCAAGCTCCCCGAGCGGGGCTACATCATCCGCATCTGGCCGGCTCAGGTCCCAACTGACGCATCGGTCTACAACGGTCAACTGGCCCCATTCATCTACGACATGATCGAGCGTGGTGTTGAGGCGGGGAAATCCACAGACCCCAAGAGGTTCACCGACACCGACCTTGCCGAGCGCGCCCTGTCCTATGGCCGGTCGGGCTTCGCCCTTCAGTTTATGCTGAATACCAGCCTGAGTGATGCCGACAGGTTCCCCCTGAAGCTGGCCGACCTCATCACCATGCCGCTGGACCCGTTCATGGCCCCCATGCAGTTGGCTTGGGCTGGTAGCCCTGAATACATCGTGGAAGGGGTCCACATCTGCGGCCTGCCGGGCGACAAGTTCTACCGGCCCATGTTCACCTCCAAGGACTTCGCCCCCTATACCGGCAGCGTCTTGGCAATCGACCCCTCGGGCCGAGGCAAGGACGAAACCGCCTACGCCGTGGTCAAGCACCTGAATGGGTTCCTGTTCGCAACGGCGGCGGGTGGCCTGAAGGGGGGCTACGAGGATGAGACTTTGGATGCCCTCGTGGCTGTGGCGAAGGCGCAGAAGGTCAACGTCATTCTCGTGGAGCAAAACTTCGGTGGCGGCATGTTCGCCAAGCTCCTTCAGGCTGCCCTGAAGCGCGCCCAGTATCGGTGCCAGGTTGAGGAGGTGAACCACTCGAAGCAGAAGGAGGTCCGCATTGCGGACACCCTTGAGCCGGTCCTGAACCAGCACCGCCTGGTGGTCTGCCAGTCCATCATCAACAAGGACTTCGAGAGCGCGTCAGAGGCCGTCTACAGCCTGTTCTGGCAGCTAACTCGCCTCACGAGGGACAGAGGGTGTCTGCCGCAAGATGACCGCCTAGACGCCCTTGCAATGGCTGTGGGCTACTGGGCCGACCAGATGGCCCAGAACAACGAGGACGCCTACCAGAAGCACCTGGAGAAGCAGCGGGACGAAGCGTTCCGGGCGTTCACTCGGGAAGTCCTCTACGGTGGCGTCCACGAGAGACGGCGCAAGCCCGCCTTCGCCAGAGCGCGCGAGGAAGCCCCTCAGGGCCGCCGTAAGCGGTCCCGGCGGTAACCCCCCCCCGTCAAACCTTGACCTGCCTGTCTGTGGCCCCTCCCAGACTCGCTCTGGGCCTCCCCCGTGGATAGCCCTGCTTCACGCCCTCAGCGCAGCCTTCGTGCCCCGCGCTGGGGGCTTTTTTCGATCTCGGAGGGATGCAAAATTCCCCAGCGAAACCAATGGCTTGAATTTTCCCCACCTTATGCCCTATACACACTCCCCTCTATGGTTCCCTTAAAGGTTACCTTAGAGGTTCCTCCTCCTCCTTGGTTACCCAAGGAGATGATAGCACTAGAGGTTCTACCTGAAGGGGACCATCAGGTGATGCAGAGTATCTGGATAGACCCTGATGGGGTTAGGTTCAGGATGCTCGTGAAGCTAATGACTCCTCCATGGACTCCTCACTAGGGGTCTATGTTCAGAATGGCCGAGAAGCTGGTGCAACCCTCAGGGGTCCCCTCGGGGCTGTCGCCCCTCGGAAACCCCTGTCAAGCAGTAACGCTGTCAAGGGGGCAGGAATATTTTGTCGAACAAATGTGACCGTCAGAGATACATTAAGAGGAACGCGCGCACCCCCCGTGCCATACCAACCGCGCGAGCGCCCGAGCGATATTCCGCGCGCCCGCGCCGCATGATGCGCGTTCATGTCACCGTTCCGCGTCACCACGGCGCGCAATGCCTGGGTGAACGCAAGCAAACGCTGGGCATTGTGGCAGGTGGTGACGAATGGTTCATTTGCTGGTGACGTGGCGGGGCCAAGGGCTTCCCCTTTTTGGGCATTCGCTCAAGTGATGGGCGTTTGCTCAAATTGGTTTGGACATGTTGGAGCGGTAGGGCGATCTATGCGCTTTGCGTTACAATGTAACACCACGGCCCGCTAGGCTACCCGCCAAGGAAACCCATAGGCTACCCGCCGGGGTTCCATTCCAGCGCCAATGTTCGCCACCAGGTAGCGCATTCAGGTTCCCGCAATGTGAACCAATTCGACCCATTCTTGGGACTACACGGCGGATAACAGAAAAAAGAATCAGTGTAAATCAAATAGATACAACTTTTTTCGATCAATCTGCAAATTCCCACTTGTAGGACAGTCCCGGATGTGGGACAAAAGCTTCACCGAAAGGGCCAGCGCCACACGGCCAGCGCCTAGACGGGACCCGGACACAACCGGGCCGCAGGGGAAACCCCCGAAACGCGACACAAAGGCAGGCCCGCCTGATGCAATAAGCATGTGGAGGAACGGGACCGGCGGCTAACCGCAAGTCACGCTAGACGCAAGGCGCATGGTTGGCAATGAACGGTTGAACAATTCAAGCGGCCCTTAGGGGAAACCTGAACGGGGCCGCTTAGGTGGTTCAACATAGGTTCATAGGACATGACGCAATCCACAAAGAGGCGCATTGGCCGGCTTTATAGGCGGGCGGTCGGATATGACGCGATAGCGGAGGGCTGGACCGGGCGAGAAGCCTTGGCAGTTCTTCACGAATACCGCGCTAATGGTTGGTTCAACTTTCGAGATAGTGGGGCAGTAAAATGAACGATAACGACATTCTCTTGTATATCATCAAGAACGCAAAAGGCGCGTTATTATCGGCCTTGCAACGGGACCGGGACGACAGCCTTTCCCATGCGTCTAGCACGTCAAGCTCCTTGGCGAAAGATGCGGCTTTGAATAGGGCCGCAGCCCTAGATTGCATTATCCGCAACGTCGAGGAAGCGGACCACGAAACGATAATGGCGGAACTGCCGCAGAGGGTCCCGGCGATGCACCACGCAAAACGCATTGTCTCTGGCCTTTTGCCAGCCTGAATAGTCCCATAAGTGGGACATTAACGGTTGCCTTTGGTTATGTCCCGCCGGGCGCGGGGCATACCTGATGCAATCTCACTTAGCGCACCGTTCCGAGTCCCTTAGGTCCATCCTTGGGGGCTTTTTGGTGCGCCTTGTCGGACTGTCATTCGAATATAGAGAAAGGGACTTCTCATGCGTATTTATGTGGCCTGTTTGGCTTCCTACAATAACGGCGTTCTGCACGGGCGTTGGATCGACGCATCGTCGGACGTGGACGAGATGCAAGACAAGGTGAACGCCATGTTGCGGGAAAGCAAGTTCCCGAATGTCACCGTGACGTGCCCCGAATGTGAGGGCGCAGGGAAACCCTATGGCTTTGGCGATGGCGTCTGCGAGGTCTGCGGCGGGAAAGGCGAAGTCCCCAGCGCCGAGGAGTGGGCAATCTACGATTACGAGGACATGCCCAGCACCTTCGGGGAATATAGCGGGCTCCAGGCGATTGCCGATTATGTCGAGTTCGTGGAAGCCGTCGAACACCAATGCGGGGACTATGACGGCCTAGCTCAAGCCATGCTTGAAAACTGGCATGATGTGAATGAGGCACGAGCCGCGCTGGATAACTTCATTGGCATCTATGACACCTTCCGGGACTATGCGGACGAACTCGCGGACGAGAACTTACATGGTGCCTGCGAGTTCGCGCAGCAGTATTTCGATTACGAGGCTTTCGCCCGTGACCTGAAAATGGACTACACGGTTCTGGACCTGCCTGATGGGCAGGAAGCGATTTTTCACGACTGAACGGTCCCAGAAATGGGACTTTTGGCGAAACGGGGGCTTTAGGGGTCCCCGTCCGGTCCCTTGGCATGGGGCCGCTGATGAGCCTGCCGAGAACACTGATAGGAGGGTCTGAAATGGTCCAGTATGTGAATGGGGCAGAATTGCCCCATGCGTTGCAGCAGGAAGCCCTGCGCCGGTTTGTTCACCGCTACACTGGAACCCATAAGCCTGCCTGGGCGCGCGACGAATGGAAAGAGGGCCGGCCCTATCCGGTCCAATTCAAGGACGATGCTGACTGGCTCGCTCATACGGAATTTCCGGTGACCACGAAAGGACGCCTTTCGGCTCGCCCGAGCGATTGCCGGTCGCGTCCCACTTGGCCCTTCAACCCCGAACTTCGCTGATAGAGGAGGCCCTAACGATGGGCAAGAAAGCAACCGTCACGACGAAAGGCTACATGGGCCGCGATTGGACCATAACAGGTGACCTTAAGGCCGGCCTGATGGTCCACAAGATGGGACAAACCTGGGCCATCACCCACGTTGCGACCGGCATGGGCATCGGCACGAGCAAGCGCCGCCGCTTGAAGGCGGATGCCATCGCAACCCGCGATAAGTTGCTCAAGATCGCCCCGAATTGGAACGCCCATGACGTGCAGGGTCTTGCCCTCGCCAATGGCATGACTGCCCGCGACTTTTCCGATGCCGTCCGCGCAATCGCTTATTGAGGAGGCCCTAACGATGGCCCACGACCACCTTCTGGATCGCTTCACCTGCCATTATATCGCCGCTGCACTCTGGTCCGAAGCCGAAATGCTGGCCCTTGAGGCTGACGCCGAAATGGACAGCCTGACGGAAGATGACATTGACGCCGACACGCTGGCCCAGATGCGCGCCGATTGCGCCGCCTTCTGGGTGGCCCATGCCGATCACATCCTTTCCGACAATTCGCCCATGGACTCGGGCGACCCAGCCGCCAGCGAAAGCGAACGCCGGGCGGCGCAGGCCGGGCATGACTTCTGGTTGACCCGGAACGGCCATGGCGCGGGCTTCTGGGATGGCGACTGGCCGGAACCCCAAGCTACTGTCCTAACAGAGGCGTCCGAACTTGCCGGGTCTTTCAGTCTCTATGTGGGCGATGACGGGCGCATCTACGGCACCGAAGGGTGACACCTCTAGACCAGCCGGGGCTGCGCCAGACGTGCGGCCCTAGCAGCATCTTCCCGAGCCAGTTCTTCCCGCTGCGCGTCCCGGTGCATCTGGTGTGTTGACGCCATCTTAACATCCTTTGCCGCGCCCCTCTTGCCGCAGACCGTGCATCGCGCCCGGCGCAGTATCTCGGGGCGTATAATGTCCTGCGGCAGCCGAACCAGCGAGGCATGGCCGCAGGAGCAATAGATGTTCGCCAGGCGTTCGTCAGCATCGTCGTCGCGCATCCTCTAAAGAGAACACAAGGGGAACAGAAAATCAACCAATGACAGCCTTGTTCAGGGGTCCCTTCCGGGTCCCTTGCGCTGGACTGTTACAGTATAACAAAGAGGAGGCCAAGCCATGGCTGACTTCGCGCGGTGGCTACTAGCCGAACACCTTCCGGGCATCCTCTCGGGTCTCGCTGCGACGGGGCCGGGGCTTGCCATGATCTACCACAGCTTACAGGCGAACCGGGGGGCCTGACCAAATGGATACCCAACTGCGGCAGAAGGCCGCACCCTACGTCAACTTCGCTTGGGAAGGCGACTCGGGTGGACCGGGACGGTTTCCTTCACAGCCCCGTTATGAGGCACTGAGCGGGGGACTTTTGAGCTACCTGGAGGATGTTCTGGGGAACGATCTTCTGGACATCGACCTGAGATATGCAACATGAGCCGGGCTAACATTGACCATAAGATGCGGGTCGAAAGGGCACGGCAAGGGCTTGCCTGCTTGTGGGCGGAAAACCGCCTGTATAAGTTCCGGCGGGCGCTACGGCGCTGTCACAACCTGCGCGCGGGTTCACTCAAAAACCACCCCCACCTGATGGCCGCAACGGAGCGTTTCGCCTAATGACTACTTACGTCTTTTCCCTTGGTATCGTTGAGATTGTCGCAGAGCGGCATCCGAAAGCCATCCAAGGGGTGCAATTCGAGGTCCCCGGCGGGGGCGAACTGAACATCGAGTTTGGACACTACAGCGTCGCTATGGGGCTGCGGAAGCCCCGCCGCCTGATGCTGGCCCTGGCGGGTGCAGCGGCTGGTCTTCTCGTGACCGCGTTCGGTGCCCTTGCTTTATCGACCTCACCGGGTATGCCGGGTTACGCAATTCAGCGTGACAATCTGGCGCTGGAACGGATGACAGAAGCCACACCCTAGATCAAAGGAGCAGACGAAGTGGCCCAGCAAGACAAGAACGGAGACAACGGCTTCGTCCGAAACACCCTCAGGGCTATCTTCCGGTTTTCCGAGAAACTGCGGGCCGAGGAGCGGTCCTTTACGGTGGTCAAACAGTCGGTGTTCCTCTACGTGGCAGGTAAACCCGATTGCACCACAGCGGACGTGATGAAGGCAACGGGGCTGAGTAAGTCCGTTGCCTCCCGACTGATGGGTGAACTGTCAGATGGAACGAGCAGGGGCGGCGAGAAGTTGCCCGGCCTCGGGTGGCTCACCTACTATTACGGGTCAGACGGCAGGACACGCTACTACAACCTGAGCCCGACCGGGCAAGCGGTGGTTCAGTCTCTGGCTGACGACATCTAAGCGGCCCGTCCAGCCACCATGCCATATCACCCCACGCGACGGCCCCTTTGGGGGGCCTGTTCGCATGTCCCCATGGTCCCATATCTAGGAGTATCACGCGTTGGCAATTCGACTGCACCGCAACAAGTGGCAGGTGGACGTGACCGTGAAAGGGGTTCGCGCCCCTCGGGTCTCGGTAGCCAGCCGCGCCGAGGCTGAACGGGTTGAGGCCGAGTTCCGAGCCAAGCTCTTGTCCGGGGCAGACCCGCTGTCCCTGAACGAGCAGCCCTCAGCGCCCGAGGGACAGGCTAAGGGCGGCGAGAAGGGGACCCTCGGGGCCTACATCCAGGAAGCCACGGTGACCCGCTGGAAGGGAACTAAGGCCGGTCACGAGATGATAAGGGATGCCGAGCGATGGGGCGAGGGGCTGGGCAACGACACCCATATGGCGCTGGTCACGGCGAAGGCCATCCAAGAGGTGGTCGGGGTCTGGGACAGGGCCGGGCTGTCCCCCCATACGGTGAACCGCCGCCTTTGCGCCCTCTCGGTGGTTCTGGACCTTGCCGTGGATGATGAGGTCATCACGAAGCGCCCAAAGTTGCCCCGGAAGAAGACCTACAACGGGCGGCTTCGCTACTACTCCGATGAGGAGGCCGAAAGTCTCATCGCGTTCGCTGCTGCCGCGTCTGAGGAGCGAGGCCGGTTCTACAGAGTCGCGCTGGATACCGGGATGCGGTGGAGTGAACTGTTCAGGCTGACCGTCCGGGACATCGACATGAAAGCCCGCGCGATCATCCTTGAGGAGACCAAGAGCGACCGCCCGAGGGCCATCCCCATGACGAAGGCGGTCTACGACATCATCGCCCAGCAGATCGAGGGGAAACCCTCACACGCTGGGGTCTGGTCCCAGCCGCCTAGCTCCTCGATCAACAGCCGCACCATCGCCCAGTGGAAGCAGGAGAGGGGGCTTCCTGATGAGGACCCCGCCTGCTTCCACACGTTGCGGCATACCTGCTGTTCTCGCCTCATGCAACGAGGTGTCCCAGTCAACACGATTATGTCCTGGATGGGCCACTCCAAGATCGAAACGACGATGCGTTACGCGCACCTCGCCCCGAACAGCTTGGACCTTGCCCGCCGGGCACTGGAAGCGGAGGCCGGCGAGGCTACGCCCGAGGTGACCCCCAAAGCTGCCCCTGACGGTGCCCTTATGGAGATCGTCATGGCCCTCATTCTCAACCCCAACGACGAGGCCACCAAGCGCAGGGCGCTGGAAATGCTGGCCGCTGGAAAGAAGGACTGA